CATCTGGGAATACAGCGATGAGATTTTTCAAGGGTGAAGAAAAAGGAATAATGTCAATGAGTGGCAAAATAGAATGGAGTAATGAGTTTAGTTGTTGGGTATGTTATTGCATTCACCCGGCTTCTGCTTTCTTTGAAGACTCAAAGAAAATGCAAATCGAATATTCAGTCAGTAATTTCTTAAACCGAATAATCAAATTAGGAGGATTTGAACAATGAATTTAAACCATAATATACTAAAAAACAGAAATAGAAGGAGGGCTAAGGTATGAAATTTTCTTAAGTTTTTATTTTAAGCATTTTTTATCAAAATAAAAGTTGACATTTAATTCTAAAAAAGGAAGGATAGCGTTCATGGATAATAAATTTGAAGAAGAGTACAGGAAAGATATCACTATCGACATGGCCGACCTTGACCAAGAATGGTTGAATCAGCCTGTTCTGTTTAATAAGTATGCGAGACTCCTTGTCGGAGCCGAAGACAATCTCGATAGAGCAAAAGCAAGAACCCTTCTGTTATGCGCCGAAGTCGAAACGGAGATAAGAACCCGACTGATAAATGATAAAAAATTAACCGAAGGAAAGATCAGAAGTATTCTCGACCAAGAAGAAAAAGTCAAAAAAGCGAGGACTGAAATTCTTGATTTAACAAATGAAGTAAAAATATTTAAAGTATCAAAGGAAACAATGCTACAAAAAAATAATGCACTGGAAAATATTGTTCGGTTACATGGCCAAAGTTATTTTGCACAACCGAAAGATGCAAGTATGACAAAAAAGTCGGTTGATGCAAGTGGTGGAAGACAAAGGACAGCATTAAAAAAGAAATTAAACAAGAGGGCGTAACTAATATTTTTATTAATTCTTAAAGAAAGGAACAGAGAGCATGGGAAAATTACACGAAGTTCTTGCGGTTGAAAGAGACCTTGAGAACCAAAAAAAACAAATTTTGTTGGAAACAAAAAAGGTGCTTGGAGAACACCATCTTTTTTCCGGGACAAAAAAGACATTAAAAATGTTTGATGCCCAAAGGACAAAAGAAGAAGCAGGACAAGGCGCAGATATGCAAGTCACAACAGATGTTATAACCCGGCTTAAATATACTTTCCCGTTCATGGCAAAACATTTAGACTGTGTATTCCAGAAAGAGATCACGAACACTAAAGCAAAAGCAGACATCGTTATTGGCGGAGTAGTGCTTCTTGAAGGTGTCCCGGCTACAATGTTACTTGCCTTAGAACGAGAGTTTGTAAGTTACCGGGAAGTTTTAAAAGCTATCCCCACAACACAGGCCGGAATCAAATGGGAAAAAGACGAAACCTTAGAAGGTAACGTTTTAAAAACAGCAGAGCCAGTTATCACTCAGAAAGTTGAAAAAGAAATTGAATACAGAGTTGTTGTTGCCCCGACAGATAAACACCCTGCTCAAGTAAAAGAAGTTCCTATTACTCATCAGGTTGGTGACTACACTGAATGGAAATGGACAGGATGTATAACCCCGGCTAAAAAAGCAGAAATATTTAACAAACTGGAATGTTTTATTCAGGCTGTTAAGTCTGCAAGAGCGAAGGCCAACTCTCAGGAAGTAGAAAAAACAGCCTCCACTCGTAAAATTTTTGAATGGCTGTTAGAATAATGAATTTGGGTAGATTCATTCTTATGTTCGTTCTAAACTATTCACTTATTTTTATTCTTTTGCCCAAACAGCTTAACACAATTAATCTTTTACGGAGTATTTAGGCTTGCAGATAAAATTCAAACACAGATAGCGGTTCGAGTCCGTTTCAGACTGCCAAAATTAAATGTATAAGTTTCGATTTATATATTTAATTTTTATAGTCTGATCGTCTAATGGCAAGACAGTGTGTGTTATTCTAAAAGCAAGCGGCTAAGAAATGAAAAGGTTAAACTTCGAAAATCGACTTGAAATCGATAATGTGGTTAATCCCACTCGAAAAAACTAGAGGGACGTAGACAGGCTAGTTTACGTCCCTCAATTTAAAAAAACATATCTTATAAAGATTAATAATAAAAAGGAGAACAAGAAATGCCATTAAACAGAAATAATTCAAGAGGACAGGGCTCTGGGACCCAATCAGGTTCAAAATACGGAGACAGTCTTGGGGCTAGACACAAAACGGCTTTTAAAAACAAAGGTTTAGCCAGTAAGTTTAAAACTATCTGGAAAGACGACAGCACAAAGGCAATGAAAATCTCAGAAGGTTCACACGTTGTCGATCTCGTCCCATATATTTGCGGAGATAACAATCCATACACTCAGGCAGGGAACCCGGATTATGTTTTGGATATTTATGTTCACTATGACGTTGGCCCCACCGGAGCCGCATTTATATGTTTAGCCAGAACTTTTGGAGACAACCAACGTTGCCCAATTTGTGAAAAACAACAGGCAATGAAAAGAGAAGACACTTTTACCGATAAAGAGATTAAAGTTCTCGACGCTAAAAGAAGAACTTTTTATAATGTTATCGAGTACGACAATAATAACAACCCTTCCGAATTTAAAATTCTTGACATGGCTCACTGGAACTTGGAAAGACATCTTGCTGTTATTAGTTGTGATCCAAGAGGCGAAGGCCAGATTATTTTTTCAGACCCGGTTAACGGGAAACAGGTTTGTTTTGTAAGAACCGGGATGGGCCAAACAAACACAAATTATTCCGGGCATAGACTTCTCGACAGAAATTATACCCTCGGAGATAATATTGTTCAGGAAGCTCCCTGTCTTGATGAACTGATTAAAATTCCAACCTTTGAAGAAATGCTTGAAGCCGTTAATGCGATGGACGACATGGGCGATGAGGCTCAACCGCAAAGCGACGAAGCCGACATCCCAATGAACCCCGGAGAAAATACCAGACCATATCCTGAAGGCGGAAGGGCATGCGCCCCGGTTTCTATGAGTAAAAAGACAGACCCTGAAAAAACATGTCCTCATGGCGGAGAGTTTGGATTTGATAACGGACAGCTTGCTAACTGTGACGATTGTGACAATTGGGACGACTGCTCTCTTGAAGCAGACTACATTGACAATCAGGACGACTCATCAGCCCCTACCCCAGACGCAAAGAAAAAGTTTAACAAGTAAAAAATATTTGGGGGTTGCCAGAAAGAGATATGGATGAGGTCATTCCTCAGTAACTTTATTAGAACTCGGATTTTAATAAAGTTTGTGGGTTTGAGTCCCGCACCCCCATACATTTAAAAGGAAAAACTTATGCCGCCTAAAAAATTCAAAAAAAGAATTACTAAATCCAAAGCCATTTCAAAAGTAACAAAAGAAACAGAATCCAACAGAGACCTAACTGAACACAACTGGGATTTCATGATTGATACCGGGTCTACTCTTCTCAACTTAAATATAAGTGGTGGACGGTCTAAAACTGGCGGTCTTCCGGGAGGAGCCTTTCTTGAAATATACGGGCCTTCCAGTTTAGGAAAAACAGCACTTGCTTGTGCAATAGGTTCCGCCGTTTCAAGGATGGGCGGTAAGGTTAAATATATAGACCCAGAAGGCCGCCTTGACCAACAATACGCAAAAGCCTATGGTCTTTTGCTTTCTGAAGATAAAGGAAACTATGTAATGCCCAACACCGTTGCGGAAATGTTTAACGAACACATAATGAAATGGGACAAATGGGCAGGAGAGGAATCTTTTACTGCAATCATTTGCGATGGTGTTTCTGCTCTTACTACAGATATGGAAATGGAAGGAAATGATAAATACGGAGGGAAAAGAGCGAAAGACTTTAGTGAAGGCTGTAGGAAAAGTGGAAGAATTATTTCCGGCAAAAACAGACTTTTAATATTTACGAGTCAAGTAAGAGAAAAAATGAATGCGATGATGGGAGACAAAGAAACAACGTCTTGTGGGAGGGCTACCGAGTTCTATGCTTCCGTCCGTATCCGAATTGGAAAGCCTGCACAGGGAAGTAAAATAACCAGAACTGCCAAAATCGGAAGTAAGGATAAAGAAATAAAGAAAACAATTGGAATTTGCTCAGATGCTTATATTAAAAAAAGTAGTGTTGATGATCCGTTTAGACAATGTTATCTTTATTTAATATTTGGTTATGGTCTTGACGACATCCGGTCTAATTTAACATATAATAAAACCATGATGGGTGAAGGGAATTATGTTTGTGGCGAAAAGTTAAAAGCCGGGTCTTTAGAAAAGGCTATTATTAAAATTGAAAAAGCTAACAACGAAGATTGGTTAAGAAAAAGAACCATTAAAATCTGGAACGAAGCAGAAGACAAACTAACAATGAAAAGGAAACCAAAAGTTCATGCCTCTTAAAAAAAACGGAAAGGTATTAAAAAAATGGCACAATGTTATAGGACATAAGTGCCATTTTTTGTCTGAGGTGCAGGACGGAAGTCTAACTTTAATTGCATATAAATATTGGAGAGCACATAAACAAAGATGGGAATATGAATTAATTCCTCTTTGGTTGTTAGAATATGAACTTTCTTTATTAAAGGATATAAAAATTGAAAAAAGTAATAGTAGATAGTAATTATTTATGTTACCGGACAAGCTTTGGTTTAAAAACCAGTCTTTCTTTTGCAGGACAAAACACATCTATTATTTATGGGTTCTTAAAGTCGATGATAGAAATAATCGGTGCTATCGGATCAGTTGATAGTATCATTTTTACATGGGACAGTAAAAAAAGTTATAGAAAAAAAGAATACCCCGGATACAAAAAAAAACCACCACTAACCGAATTAGAAAAACTAGAAAAAGAAGAACTCTTTAGGCAAATGAGAATTCTTAGAACAGAAGCCCTTCCAACAATGGGTTTTGCAAATAACCTAATGGTACCCGGACTCGAAGCTGATGATATAATCGCTTGGCTAACTAAAAACAATAACGGAAGTGAACTAATTGTTGTAACGTCCGACCACGATCTTTATCAACTCTTAGACAATTGCAAAATATATAATCCTGCGGAATCAGCCTTCTTCGCAAAAAAAAACCTATTGGAAAAATGGAACGTAACCCCTCACGAATGGGGATTAGTGAAAGCTATTGCCGGGTGTACGTCTGACAAAGTTACTGGGGTGAAAGGCATTGGAGAGAAAAAAGCGGTCTTTTATCTTCGCAAAACATTAAGCGAAAAAATGGTAAATAGAATTAAAGAATCTAAAGAGATAATCGAAAAAAATAAACCAATAGTTATCCTCCCTCATAAAAAAATGGCACCCGTAAAAATACTAGAAGACTTTGTGACCCCAAACAGAATAAAATTAGTTTTAGAAAACTATGGAATATTTTCGTTATTAAAAGAAAAAAAACTTGATGAAATAGTTAAACTTTTTTGTAAAAGGAGAAACCGATGAGTATCAACCAAATGAGCCCAATTAACCTGATGAGAAGGGCGATCAAGTCTGCCGCAAAAAAAATAGGACTGACCTGTGAATTAATTACCTTTTCAGGAAAGCAAGAATCAAATTACGGCGGACTAAACCTAGAAGGAAATGTTTGTTCATGCCTGTTAAGAGAAAAGGGATTTCGGTCTCTGTTCGCAGAAGCAAAAGAAAAAGAGATAATGTTAATTGGGGACGGAATACATAAACCTCTTGGTGTAGTCCCGCTTGAAACGATTCTCGAACTTCTTGAGTTGAGAAAAAGCAAAACCAAATT